ACAAAACACGGGTAAATCGACATTTTTCACAAGGTTATTACCGGAGCAGCTAAATAGATATTTTGCCATGTCGCAGCTTGATAGGGGGAAGGATGACGAAATTTTAATGTGTCAATCCTTACTAATATTTGACGACGAATTTTCGGGGAAATCCAAACAGGACGCTAAGCACATGAAGCGGATATTGTCCGCCCCATCGTTTACGCTTCGTGAGCCATATGGACGTAATAACGTGACGCTTAAACGTATTGCAACGCTGTGCGGTACGTGTAACGAATTGGACGTGTTAAACGATCCGACAGGAAACCGCCGTTTTATCGTGTTTGAGGTTGTCGGGCAGTTTGATTACAAGCTATATAACAGCATTGATAAGGAGCAACTATTTGCCCAGTGCGTTGAGTTTGTTAACAACGGTTTAACGTCCGATTTGGAGGGCGATTTTGTTAATCTTATGGAGCAGGTCAGCGAGGATTTTTTAGAAATAAGCATCGAAGAAGAGTTGTTATTGCAGCATTTTAATGCCAACGATACCAATGTAAGGACTAGGCAATGGATGCCTACAACCATGATAAAGGACTATTTAGAGGAAAATTCTAACCAAAAATTAAGCATCAAACGCCTTGGGCAGATGCTTAGAAAGCACAATTTTGAGCGCATTAAGCGGAATAATTCCTACGGTTATATGGTTGCAGCAATTTATCTTACCCAAAAGTGAGTATTGATATTCAACAAGTTAGCATCATGCTGGGTAAGATAGGTAAGTTAGGTAAGTAAATTCCTTGGAGAGTTAATGTAATATAAAAAAATATTGTGTGTGTATATATAAATTTATTTTATCCTGCATATTTTATAAAAGTATCTTACCCATCTTACCCAATAGCATTGCAGCCCTTGTATTTATTGGGGCTGAGGTTGGGTAAGATAGCATGTTTTTATCTTACCCACATCTTACCCATCTTACCCAATTAAAAAAATCCTATATTTGCAACATGCCGACCATTAACCGAAACGCCAGAGAGTCACGTGCAGCACATACAGCAAGGCGCGGCAACAACAACCACCAAGGCCGCAGTTATTACCATTCAGGTTATCAAACCAAGCAATGGAGAGCAATGCGACGCGACATATTGCAATCGCAGCCGCTGTGTGTTGAATGCGGAAAGCAAGGCAGGTTAACAGTGGCAAACGTTATAGATCATATTAAGCCGGTTAGATTAGGTGGGGAGTTTTGGGACACGAAGAATATGCAGCCGCTTTGTACGCCTTGCCACAATAGCAAGTCGGCGAAGGAAAGGCACGGCAACCCGGTAGGGGGTGAAAAATCCTTACACGAAGGCCACAAAACCGCTGGTCATTCTTTTTCACACCCGCGAGAAAACAAATTAGACAAAAAATGAGGGGGAGGCCGAAAAAACCAAACGAAATTAAAAAGCTTCAAGGAACTGAGGACAAACGCTGGCTGCATGAAGAGGTAAAATTTGAAATCGCAAAAATTCCCTTGGAATTTGGGAAGGATTGGGAAAGCATTAAGGACCTGACGTTTAACCAGCTGCGCGATATTGGCATAGTTGCGGATATAGACATGGGCTTGATTGAAGGTTACGCGAAAGCGTTGGAGCGATATTTTCAAGCCGATGCGCAATTGCGTGCCACGTCGATGGTAACCGAGGAAGGGAAGATTTCCCCCTGGTACGATATTGCCGAACGCTCATTGAAGCAAGCCACACAAATCGGCCAACTGTTTGGAATCACGCCAAGCGCACGCGCTAGGATTCCGCAGCAACAGCAGCCGGCTAGTAAACTAGAAATTTTAAAGAAAAAAATATCATGAAACAATTTGAAATCAAACCGCAGGCAGGCGGTTGGGTAATAACCATCGACGGCGCGGACGTTGACAAGTGGGGCAAACCAAGCGAGACGCCGCACGTGTATCGTAATAAATACCTAGCGCAGTTAGCTGAGCGGTATTTGAAAAATATCACGGTAACGGTTAGCACGGATCACGACAGCACGGACGTAGTTGTTAAATGGACAAAGCCCAAGCATACGCGCAAAAAGTAATAAGCGGACAGATAACGGCCTGCAAGCATGTTGTTAACGCATGCCACAGGTTTGCCGCTGACTTAGACGCTTGGAATTATAACGCCGAGCTGGTTGAGCATGCGGTAAATTTTATTCAAGAGCTGGAGCATACAACGGGCGAATATGCTGGGCGTAAGTTCATACTCGAAGAGTGGCAGTATTTCATTGTGGCCAATTTGTTCGGGTTTGTAAATCCTGACGGGACGCGCAGATTTACACGCGCTTACGTGGAGGTTCCTAGAAAAAACGGGAAGTCGACTTTTTCCAGCGCGCTAATGCTGTACGGATTATTGGCCGACGGCGAATCGGCTGCGCAGGTGTATAGTGCGGCGACTAAGTTAGATCAAGCCATGATGGTATTCGGCGAATCGGTTCGGGTTTGTCAAAATACGGATTGGCTGAAAGGTGAAGTAACGGTTAACAATAGCGTTAACAACAGGCGGATTTTATACGGGCAAAATTTATACAAGCCGCTGGAATGGAATCCGAATAAGCAGGACGGATTAAATACGCACTTCGCTTGTATTGACGAATATCACGCGCACCCTACGGACGAACTATACAACGTAATATTTAACAGCATGGGCGCAAGGAAGCAGCCGCTATTGTTTACAATAACGACGGCAGGGTTTAACCGCGAAGCACCATGCTACCGCCACCGAGTGTATTGCGCAAATGTACTGGAGGGGAAATTAAAAGACGACGGGCTGTTCACTATTATTTACACGTTGGACGAAGGCGACGAATGGGGCGACGAGCGGAACTGGATTAAAGCGAATCCTAATTGGGGCGTAAGCGTTTACCCTAGGCAGTTGCACCAAGCGCTAACTGAGGCGCGCGAGTTTGTGCATAAGGAAGTAGAGTTTAAAACGAAGCTGTTAAATGTGTGGACCGATACGGCCATGACTTGGATAAGTGACGCGGACTGGATGGCTTGCGAGCAGGACATGGATTTAGACGGAGTGGAATGTTATGCAGGGCTTGACCTTGCAAGCACTTCGGATTTCTGCGCGTTCAGTTTGTGGTTTCCCGAATATCACGCCGTGCGCACCTGGTACTATTTACCGGAGGAAGCAATCCGCAGGCGGACGGATTCAGTAGGGCAGCAGTATAAGCAATGGCAGCGCGATGGGTGGATAATTGAAACACCGGGAAACGTAACCGATTACGATTATATTCGGAAGCATATCGGCGAGTTGTGCGAACGGTATAACGTGCAGGATATAAGCTACGACCGTTATAACAGTAGTCAGCTTGTTATCCAGTTAACAAATGACGGGTTAAGCATGTACCCGTTCGGCCAAGGATTTGTAAGCATGTCGGCACCAACAAAGGAATTGGAGCGGAAGGTTAAAAATAAAGAGTTAACACATGACGGCAATCCTGTGACTAGGTGGATGATGGGAAACATATATTTGAAAACGGATTCAGCAGGGAATGTTAAAATTGACAAGGCCAAATCAGGGGACAAGGTGGACGGGGCGGTTAGTATGGTTATGGCGTTGGGCGGTTACATGGCAGGCGCTGCGGAATCGAAACAGGATTTTTGGTTTGTTCAACTGTGAGGCCCGAATTGATATATATTGATGAATATGTAAAAGCTTACTATGCGGAGCTACCCAATTGGCCGACTTACGAGAAAGCCTTTGAGGAAATTGAGCGGCAGTATATGAAAACGTTTGGGCGCAACCGATACGCAAACTATGCCACTTTCAGGGTGGTGCTGTGCCGGTGGATGAAAATTAATAAACGTTGTTAACCGATAAGTGAATAATTTAAATTTAATTTGTAACTATGCAATTAAGGCTATGGCCAAAATTTAGGACAGAAAAGCGGAGCAGTTTATCGGCGCCGCCTGACTGGTTAGTTAATACACTAAGCAATATTTTTGGTATTCAAACTAAATCAGGGCAGGCTGTTAATGAACAAACTGCGCTAAGTATTAGCAGCGTTCACGCTTGCGTTCGTGTTATTGCCGATGGGATTGCCGGGCTAAGCTTGAAAATTTACAGCGACAGCAACGGCGAGAAAATACAGATTACAAATAATTACGCGGCGGCTTTATTGAATGATCCAAATTCCTATCAAACCAAGTTTGATTTTATTAAGTACATGGTGGGGCAATTGGTATTGAAAGGCAACGCTTATGCGTTTATAAATCGTGACGCTAGATTTATCGCAATCGAATTGCACCCAATACGCAGCGAGTTTGTTGAGCCGATTATGGAAGACGGGCAGCTGTTTTACAAAGTGAACGCGAAGGGTTTCCCTGGCATGATTCCGGCAACGGATATGCTTCACTTTAAAGGGCTTTGCACCGATAACCCATTGAAGGGGAAGAATCCAATTCAAGTGCATGCCGAGAGTTTGGGTATTGATTTGGCCGCTATTGGCTCTAGCGCTAGCGTTTACAAAAATGGCATATTGAAATTTTTGCTTACTAGCGACGCAATGATAAAGCCTGAACAGGCCAGCGCGCTAAAGAATAGTTTGGACGACGTAATTAACGGACAAGCGCGCAGCACTGTATTGCCGAACGGCGTTAAGATGGAGCGTTTGAGTTTGTCGCCTGAGGAAGCTCAGTATATTGAACAGCGTAAATTCTCAGCGCAGGAAATTGCTCGCATGTTTGGCGTGCCGTCGTCTATGATTGGCGCCAACGATGGCGGCGTGAAGTCGTCCGTTGAGCAGGAATTTCAGGATTTCTATGCGCGCACGCTGTTAGCTTATGCGATTAACATCGAGCAGGAAATGGGCCGCAAGCTTTTAACGGAACAGGATAAGCCTACGATGTATTTCAAGTTTAATTTTAATTCGCTGTTGAGAGCCACGGCCAACGATCGCGCCGATTTTTATAACAAAGGTATCCGAGGCGGTTGGTTGTCGCCCAACGAGGCGCGGATGTGGGAAGACATGAACGGCTACACCGACGGCGCAGGCTACATGGTGGAAGCCAATTTAATACCAGCGGACAGAATGGACGAATACATGGAGGCTAAGATAATTAACCTAACAAACAAGGCATTGAATAATAATAACCCCGACGGGAATAATAATAATACACAGGCATGATTGAAAAAAGAACGATAACCGGGACGATTGAATATAGAGCCGAAGGCGATGCAATGCCCAAGGAATTGGGCGGCATTGCTGCGGTTGTTAATAGCGTTACGGATTTAGGATATTTTGAGGAAGTAATTGCACCGGGTGCGTTTGATTATGCGCTTGGGAAAGATTACGACATTCGCTGCTTATTCAATCATGAGAGCGAATTAATATTAGGCCGCACCAAGGCGAACACTTGCAAAGTATTTGTAAACGCTCAGGGCAATTTGGAATATACTTGGGTGCCTGATTACGAAAACCCTACACACGTAAGCGTTGTGCGTTCAATTATGCGCGGAGATATTACGCAATCGAGTTTTGCGTTTACAATTCGTGAGCAAGTTTGGACAGAATCTGAAAAGTATGGAACAATGGGTAAGCGCGTGGTGAACGTTATTGAGGATTTATACGACGTTAGCCCTGTGACATACCCAGCATACGAGGACACCGAAGCCGATGCGCGTAGTATTTTAAAAATGCGCGACGAGGAGAGAGAGATAAGCGACGCCGAGCAATCAAAGGCGGACGCGGATATAATTAAATTGATTGCAATCCGTTACAAAAATTACTAAAACATGAAAAATATCAAAGCATTGAAAGAAGAGCGCGGCGGCTTGTTGGACGAGTTAGCTGGCTTGCAGAATGTTATCGAGCGCGAAGCTCGCAGCATGTCTGAGAAAGAAACTTCTAGATTATCTGAAATCGAAGCCCGTTTGTCGGCTATCGCTTCCGAGGTTGAGAAGTTGGAAAAATTGCAAACCCTTGCCGCTCAGGCTGCTGGTAACAGCGCAAGCCGTAGCGAAGAAAAGGAAAAGTCAAAAATGAAGGAGCAGTATAGCTTCAAGCGTGCTATGGAGATGGCTATCAGCGGCCGTCGCGATGGTATCGAAGGCGAGTTTAATTCAATCGCTGCTGAAGAATATCAGCGTAGCGGAGTTTCTGTTTCTGCTCATTCCGTTAAAATTCCTTCCGAGGTGTTTAAGCGTGACATGACTGCAACCGGTGGAAGCTCAGGCTCTGAAGGTGGAGTAAATATCCAAACTTCAGTAGGTTCAATTATTGACGTGTTGCTTCCTAAGACCGTATTGCGTGGATTGGGCGTACAACAGTTGAGCAACTTGGTTGGCAACTTGGACCTTCCAACTGCTAGCACTTTGCCTTCTGCTGGATGGAACACAGAAAACGGAACAGCTACCGAGAAAAGCCCTGCTTTCTCTAAGGTAACTTTCAGCCCCAAGCGTTTGGCTGCTTATATCCAAGTTTCTAACCAGTTAATGTTGCAGTCAAGCAACAGCATCGACGCTTACGTTCGTAACTGGTTATTGCAGGCTATGGCTCAATCTTTGGAATCTGCTGCAATTAAGGGCGGTGGTTCTAACGAGCCAACTGGTATTATTGCTAACAGCAACGTTAACGTTGTGTTTGCTGGTGGGGCCACTTCAAATTCAACCAACGCCAACGGTGCTGCACCTGTTTGGGCTGACGTTGTTAACTTGATGAAGGCCGTTGAAAACGCCAACGGCGATGGAGTTGCTTATTTGACTAACCCACTTGTTAAAGCTAAATTGCAAACTACTCCACGTCAATCAAGCGGCGTAGAAGGTAATTTCATTTGGCCTGCTGGCGGTTCTGAGTTGAACGGTTACCCTGTAGCTGTTTCTACCTTGGTTCCTAGCAACTTGAGCAAAGGTACTTCAAGCACTTTGAGCGCTGCTATTTTTGGAGATTTCTCTAAGATGGCTTTAGCTTCTTGGGGTGGTATGGAGTTGACTGTTGATCCTTATAGCGGTGCAACTGCTGGATTGACCAACGTAGTGTTGAACGCTTACATGGATTGCAACTTGTTGCAGCCTGCTGCGTTTGCAGTATGTAAGGACATTGTAGCCTAATTATAACGGGGCGCGGCTCGTTATCCGCGTGGGGCGTAGGTGCTTAATTGTCGCCTACGTCCGCTAATTATGAAAGTTAAATTTTTGATTAACCCGACAGGCAAGTGGAATTTATCTTACAATGCTGGGGAAATTGTGGAATTAGAACAGAAACAGGCCGAACTATTAATCGAGGTAGGTGATGCCGAAGCGGTAGTGGAAGAGGCCAAGCCAAAAAAAGTAAAACCAATTAACCCCGAAGAGGGCGACTAATGATCACCGGAAAACGCATAATAAGTTACAGCCACGCGGCCACCGATTACGTTTCGCTAGCGGAAGCCAAACAGCATTTGCGCGTAACGTCAACAGCGGACGACACTTATATTAGTAATCTGCTATCTATGGCAATAGATGCCTGTGGGCAGTATCTAGGATA